AGAAGAAATGGATGAAGGCGAGCTGGAGTCATTGGCCGCAGAACTTGCACACGATATTGATAACGATTTGAACTCCCGCAAAGACTGGGAGAAGATGTACAAAGATGGCATTACGCTGCTTGGTTTGAAGTTTGAAGAAAGAACCGAACCATGGGACGGCGCTTGTGGCGTGTTCCACCCAATGATTACCGAAGCCGTGGTGCGTTTTCAAGCTGAAGCCATTATGGAGACGTTCCCAGCCAAAGGCCCAGTAAAGACACAGATTATTGGTAAAGAAACCCGCGACAAAGTAGAAGCAGCGCAGCGTGTTGAGATGGACATGAACTACCAGCTCACAGAGAAAATGCCTGAGTTCCGTAATGAGCATGAGCGTATGCTGTGGAACTTACCATCTGCGGGCTCTGCGTTTAAGAAAGTCTACTACGACCCAAGCATCGGACGTCAGATTTCCATTTTTATTCCTGCTGAAGATATTATTCTCCCGTACGGCGCTAGTGAAATTGCCTCCTGCCATCGCGTAACACATCGCATGCGCAAGACTAAGAACGACCTGATTAAATTACAAAAAGCAGGGTTTTACAAAGACGCCGACTTGGGTGAACCAGAAAAGTTTCAAACAGAGATTCAAGAAAAGAAAGACAAAGAGACCGGTTTTACTGCTACGTATGATGATCGCTTTGAGCTGTATGAAGCACACGTAGATTTAGATTTACCCGGCTATGAAGACGAAGATGAGAACGGCGAACCAACAGGTATTGCGCTCCCTTATGTTGTAACACTTGTTAGAGGCACCAATGAAATTCTTGCAATCCGTAGAAACTGGAAAGAGGAAGACCCGCTCTGCCTTAAACGCCAGCATTTTGTCCATTATCAATACATCCCCGGTTATGGAGCATATGGCTTTGGCTTATTCCATCTTATTGGTGGTTTTGCCAAATCTGCGACTTCTATCCTCAGACAGTTGGTTGATGCGGGTACTCTTTCCAATTTACCGGGTGGTTTAAAGTCCAGAGGACTACGAATCAAAGGCGATGATACGCCGATTGCTCCAGGTGAATTTAGAGACGTAGATGTTGGCAGTGGCACAATCCGCGATAACATCCTACCTCTTCCATACAAAGAACCATCTGCTGTATTAGCAGGCTTGATGGATAAAATCATTGAAGAAGGTCGTCGCTTTGCAGCAACTTCGGATATGCAAATCTCTGATATGAGTGCTAACGCACCTGTTGGAACAACGCTTGCAATTCTGGAAAGAACCTTGAAGGTGATGTCTGCCGTTCAAGCTCGAGTACACTACGCCTTAAGACAAGAACTCAAGCTGCTTGCTGGTATTATTAGAGATTACACTGATGATGACTACAACTACCAGCCCGAAAGCGGCGACATCTACGTCAAAAAATCCGATTACAGTCATGTGGATGTGTTGCCTGTATCCGACCCTAATGCAGCCACACTATCTCAGAGAGTGGTCCAGTACCAAGCTGTTATCCAATTGGCGCAGAGTGCACCCCAGATTTATAACTTACCCGAGCTCCACAGGCAAATGCTTGACGTTCTGGGAATTAAAAACGCCGACAAACTGGTGCCTCTGGAGGCCGACCAAAAGCCAAAAGACCCTGTAACTGAAAACATGAACGTGCTAAAAGGTACACCGCTTAAAGCTTTTATTTTCCAAGACCATGAAGCGCATATTGCTGTTCATCAATCTATGATGTCAGACCCAGTTATTCAACAGCTTATTGGCCAAAACCCACAGGCAAATATGATTGCACAGGCTTTACAGTCACATATTGCTGAACACGTTGGATATGCGTATCGTCAGAAAATTGAAGAGCGTCTCGGTATTGCGCTACCTTCTCCAGATGATGAAATGCCAGACGCTATGGAAAAAGAAGTTAGCCGCCTCATGGCTCAAGCTGCTCCACAAATATTGGCTCAAAGCAAAGCGGCAGTTGCGCAGCATCAAGCTCAACAAAATGCACAAGACCCAGTACTGCAAATGCAAATGGAAGAGCTTCAAATCAAGAAACAAGACGCCGCCACTAAAGCACAGAAAGTTCAACTTGATGCTCAAGCTAAAGCCAAAGAACTGTCAATTAGAGAGCAAGAAGTACAAGCACGCGTTAAACAAGACGGTATGAAAGCCGGTGCTGAAATTGCTGTTAAGAAAGCCCAAATCTCTGAAGGTTTAGCTAAATCTAAAGAAGCGGGTATGCGGGTTAAACAAGATGGCCTAGCGATAGGTGCAGAGATTGCAATGAAACGTAAACAAACTAAAGGAGAATAATCCAAGTGATTGACAACCTAACGGCTGATTTCATAGCCGCACTGCGTGACAAGTTCCGCACAGATATGAATAACTACACTGACGATTTGGCAAATGGTCAGTGCACCACCTTTGAGCAGTACAAAGAGCTTTGCGGAGTGATTCGAGGTCTAGCTTTCGCAGAGCGCCACTTACTTGACCTCGCTGAGTATCTACAGAAAGACGACAACGATGAGTGATACCATCGCACTACCGCCAGAGGGTTTAATCCTTCCGCCGGGTATTACAATGCCCACCAAAGCCGAAGCACCAACTGAAGAAGAGTTGGCAGCCATGGATGACGGTGAAAAAGCAACGCAGCTCCCGAGTCCATCAGGACATAAAATTTTGTGCGCTTTAATTGACGCAACAGATAAGTACGAGAGCGGCATTATCAAAGCCGACGAAACAAAAACGGTCGAGGAATTAACTTCTCCGGTCTTGTTTGTTATGAAGCTTGGTGTTTCAGCGTATAAAGACAAAGAGCGTTTTCCAGACGGGCCTTGGTGCCAAGAAGGAGATTTTGTTCTTACCCGCCCGTATACCGGCACTCGGATTAAGATTCACGGAAAAGAGTTCCGCATCATCAACGACGACCAAGTTGATGGCACAGTTCTTGACCCCCGTGGCATTTCACGCGTTTAATTAAGGAGCTACCATGGCTGAGCAATTCCAATTTCCTGACGAAAGCGGCGACGCAGAGTTTAAGGAAGAACTAGTTGTAACAACAGAAGGCGATGATGCCGAGATTATTATTGAAGACGATACTCCCGAGCGTGACCGCCGTGCACAACCCCTAGATCGTGAAGTCCCAGACCCTTCGGAAGAAGAGATTGAAGGCTACACTAAAGGTGTTCAATCAAGAATTAAAGAGTTAACCCATGCCCGTCACGACGAGCGCCGTGCAAAAGAAACTGCATTGCGTGAGAAGCAAGAGCTTGAGCGTCTAACAAAACAAATTCTTGAAGAAAACCGCAAACTTAAAGAGCGAGTAAATACAGGCGAGTCAAACCACGCTGAAGTATTAAAAGCAAAAGCAGAAGCTGATATGGAAATGGCACGTCGCCGTTACAAAGAAGCGGAAGAATCCTATGATGCTGATGCAAAGTTGGAGGCACAAGAAGCACTCACCGAAGCTAAGATGCGTTTAGAGGCAGTGAAAAATTTTAAGCCTACCCCTTTACAAACAGAGGAAAAGGATGTAACAATACAACCAACGGCACAAGCTGTCCCAAAACCAGACGAAAAAACCTTGCGCTGGCAAGCAAAAAACCAGTGGTTTGGACAACCGGGATATGAAGAGTTGACAGCCTTCGCGCTTGGACTGCACCAAAAACTTGTCTCTACGGGTGTTGACCCGCGCAGTGAAGAATATTTCGAGAGAATCGACTCTCGCTTAAAGACGGTGTTTCCTGAAGTATTCGAGGATACCGCAAGCCAAAAAACGGAACCTGCTAAAAAGCCAGCAACAGTAGTCGCTTCAGCGTCTCGTTCTACGGGAGCGAAGAAGTCAGTTACGCTCACGAAGTCCCAAGCAGCTTTGGCTGACAAACTTGGAATACCCCGTGATTTATATGCTAAGGAATTTTTAAAACAGGAGGCCCGCAATGGCTAATAGTCGTACACCTCGTGACTTGGAAACACGCGAAAAAAATCCAGCTCGTGCTATCTATCAACCAGCCGCTACATTACCTGAACCTGCACCAGAACCCGGCTATAGCTTTAGATGGGTCGCAACTGCAATTAATGGTCAAGATAATCCGACTAACGTATCACAGAAGTTTCGTGATGGTTGGGAACCTGTAAAGGCGGAAGATCACCCAGAGATGATGATTCAGGGCAATAAAGACGGCAACATTGAAATCGGTGGTTTAATGCTTTGCAAAATTCTTACCGAAAAAATGGAAGCACGAAAAGAGTATTACGAGCAGCAATCTCAAAACCAAATGGATTCGGTGGATAACCATTTCATGCGGAATAACGATGCCCGTATGCCATTGTTCTCAGAGCGTAAAAGCACTGTTAGCCGTGGTAGCGGGTTTGGAAACGGTTCAAAATAATAGGAGCTTTTTATGAGCACAGTATCGGCCCCGTACGGGCTTAAACCGATCAATTTGATCGGCGGTCAATCATTTACAGGCGGAACAATCCGTGAGTATTTGTTGACCACAAACAACACCGCGCCAATTTATACTGGCGACTTGGTGCAGTTAGGTGCAGCAGTAGCAGGACAACCAACAGTTGTTACAGCTACTCCTACAACTAGCTCAGCAGGTATTGCAGGTGTTTGCGTTGGCGTTCGCTACCAGTTATCTGGTCAGCAACTTGGCTATCCTTTGTATGCAGAGTATTTACCTGCAAACGCTGTGACTGCCGGTTACACCAACATTTTCATTCGTGTAGTAGAAGACCCAGATCAACTTTTTCAAGTTCAATCTTTGGGTTCTATTGGCTATGACTCCATCGGTAAAACAGCTGCTTTGGCTAACTTTACTGCTGGTACAGGCTCTACAACTGGTAACAGCACTTCAGGTAACTCTGTTGTTGCTATGGCCTCTACAGCTGCAAACACAAGCGCTCTTGCTGTTAAGATTGTTGACTTGGTTAACTCCAGCTCTACATTCGGCGGCAACTTCCCATCTAACCCCGGTGATGCGTATACCGATGTTATCGTCAAGTTGAACTTTGGCGTGCATCAGTACTACCAATCTGCTGGTACAGCTAACTAATAAAGGAGCTATAACATGGCTATTTCACGTTCACAACTCCTAAAAGAGTTACTCCCGGGTCTAAACGCATTGTTTGGTTTAGAGTACAAGCGCTATGGCGAAGAGCACAAAGAGCTTTACGAAATCGAATCTTCTGAGCGTTCATTCGAAGAAGAAACAAAACTGTCTGGTTTCTCAGCCGCTCCGGTTAAGAACGAAGGCGGTGCAATTTCTTACGATAATGCACAAGAAGCTTTTACAGCTCGCTACTCACACGAAACTATTGCTTTAGGTTTCTCAATCACTGAAGAAGCGATTGAAGATAACTTGTACGACAGCTTGTCTGCTCGTTACACTAAAGCATTGGCTCGTGCTATGGCTTATACTAAGCAAGTTAAAGGTGCATCTGTATTGAACAATGGTTTCTCATCTAGCTACAAAGGTGGCGACGGCGTTGCTTTGTTCTCTGCAGCACACCCATTGGTAAACGGCGGTACAAACAGCAACGTTCCTCCAACACCAGTAGACTTGAACGAAACAGCTTTAGAAGCTGCAACAATTCAAATCGCTGCTTGGACAGATGAGCGCGGCCTTTTGATCGCTGCTAAGCCACGCAAGTTGGTTATTCCTCCAAACTTGATGTTCGTTGCAACTCGTTTGCTCGAGACTAACCTCCGTGTTGGTACAACTGATAACGACATCAACGCTATCAAGAACAACGGTACCATTCCAGAAGGTTACACAGTTAACCACTTCTTGACTGATACAAACGGTTGGTTCTTGTTGACTGATGTACCTAACGGTTTAAAAATGTTCGAACGTACTCCGCTGCAAAACAGCATGGACGGCGACTTTGATACCGGTAACGTACGTTACAAGTCACGCGAGCGTTATAGCTTCGGTTGGTCTGACCCACTCGGAGCATGGGGCTCAAGCGGTTCTACCTAATCTGGTAAAACCCTATAAAAACCCCGCTCACAAGGCGGGGTTTTTTGTTTCATTCCAATGATGTATTCTGTGGTGGTTAGCGCACAGCACAATACACTTTTGGATTTCTTCCATAGCTTTTATATAGCTTCTATCGCTCACTAGGCGGCTTACTGAATATTCTTTATCAGCTGGATTTATATGGTGAAAGTCTAGAACGGCCGGATGGTTTTCCCCACATACCGCGCACTTTAGAGTGGCTTTAAACTCTTGCCACTTTTCTTTATTTGCTTTGTTTGTTTTCTTTATTGCTGCCCGTACTTTTTCTGTGTTTCTTTCGTAGTACGCACGGCTGCGTTCTCTGTAATATGCTTTTTGTTTTTCTGGGTTTTTATATGGCATTTTTAATGTCTAAAGAATAAGTTTTAATTGGCTCATGGCTTTTTAAATCTACATTGCAGGCCCATTTAACGGCTTCTTCGGCGCTAAGCCCCATACGCATACACACCTCCGCGGCCATGGCACCAGAACCAATAGACATAAAAGTTTTAGCTTTCTCCCACTCGAGGTCATCCCCACAATAAAAAAGGCCGTCTTTGGTTAGTTTAATAAAAGAACTATCGGCTTTTAGCTTAGGTTTTGTTTTACTTTTTTTGTTTATGTACTCAACAACTTTGTCGCAATCGCACCAGTTCCCCGCCACACCTAACCACCCACCATCTATCGGAACAATCTTTTCATCAAAGTATTTAATCCCTGTGTCTTCGTCTGAAAACTGGCTATCAGACACCAATATTTTTTTATTCCAATCGCCCACAATAGTCGTCATTTTGTCGCCAATATGTAAAGACCTACGTTAGAAAAAGCATAACCCGCATACACCATAGACATTGCCCAATTACCTTTAGCGCCTTGTTCTACCGATATATACCCGTAAATTAATCCAGTAACTATGATAAGCCATGAACTCATATTTTTCCTTTTTACATATTTTACTTAAATATTGTTGCACAAAAACTAAAAAAGAGTAAACTAGCACTAACTGGGTGATATACCTATACCAACCGCCCCAGCGGATATTGCAAGAATGGTGTAGGGACTTTTGCAAAAGGAAGAAATTATGGGTTTCGCTACTCACTTAGGCCCTTGGTTATTGGGCACAAATCGCTACACAACAGGCACAACTGCCGCTACTACAGCTAATACAGGCTGCACAGTCGTTTCTCAATCCGCACCAGTTGTTTATGGTACTTTGACTGGCAATTTGATTGCTGTTCCTGCTGGCGCACAAATCATTGACGTTAAAGTTGTTACCACAACTGTATTTAGCGCCGCTACAACTGCTAAATTAAGCATTGGTGGTACTGATTTCACCACTACAGGTACTATTACTAGTGTTGGCTCTGTTGCTTTGGGTGCAAATGCTACTACTCCAGCTGGTTGGTTAAACGTTGGTGCTACTGATACTTTCATCACCTACACATTGGCTGGTACATCTTTGACTACTGGCGCAGCTACTATTATCGTTACTTACGCAGTTCGTGATACAAACGGTAATCAACGTCCAACTACATTCCAAAATTAATCTGGTTAGGTAGGGTAAACCCCTACCTTTCTTTCAACTTAGGAGATTAATTATGACAATGCAGTTTGACGTAAAATCGGCTTATGCAGGTACGTTACCAGCCCAGTTATTTACTGGACGCGTTCGTTTAAAACAAATAGTTTTGATCGGTAATGGTACTGCAGGAAGCATTATTATTTATGATGGTACAGATACTTCTGGCCCTATAGTCTGGCAACAAAAAACTTCTACTGGTGTACAGCCTTTTCAAGTTTTAGTTCCGGGCGAAGGCTTGCTATGCCAAAATGGTATTTATGTAACTGGCACTAACATTTCATCTGTAACAGTTTGCTATGGCTAAGAAAAAAGGAGTCTCTCTTGCGGTTGGTCGTGGCGAGAAGTTGCCTGTATCTAAGGGCGCTGGTCTCACAGCCAAAGGTCGCCAGAAATATAATGCTGCTACAGGCTCTAATCTAAAGGCTCCACAACCTGAAGGTGGACCTCGTAAAAAGTCGTTCTGTGCTCGTATGTCTGGTATGCCCGGTCCAATGAAAGATGAAAACGGTAAGCCAACTCGTAAGGCAGCTTCCTTAAAACGCTGGAAGTGCGGTTCAAAATGATTGAAATAGACCCAATTACAACAGCCAGAGAATTAGCTACCCACGCTAATGACATCCAACATTTACAGGCAGATATGGATAAAATGGTAGAGGAGATGAAAGAAATTAAAGAGGCCATTCTCGCTATACGCAAGACTCTTGATGAAGCTCATGGCGGTTGGAAAGTGTTTATTATGATTGGTGGCGCCTTTGCAGTTATTGGCGGTGCTTTGGGTTGGTTTTTTGAAAAGATTGTTAAGTAATGCCTAGCACATCTAAGAAACAACATAACTTTATGGCAGCTGTTGCGCATTCACCGGCGTTTGCTAAGAAGGTAGGAATTAAACAGTCTGTGGGGCAAGACTTTGCCGCCGCAGATAAAGGCAAAAAGTTTGGTGTTGGTGGTGACGTTAAGTACACTCAAGGTGGAAACAAGCAGGCCAACAAACAACAGACTAGAGAAGGCTCTGTATTTGGGTATAAAAAAGAAGTACCTAATATTAACCTTAATAAATACGCAGGACTCAAAGGAGGCGGTATGGCTAAAGATATGGAATCAAAAGCAGAAACCAAAAAAGAAATGGCGATGGACAAGAAACAAGATGTCGCTATGATTAAAAAAGCGTTCAAAGAGCACGATGCTCAAGAACACAAAGGTGGTAAAGGTACTAAAATCACGCTTAAAGCTGGTGGTAAAGTTCGCGGTTGTGGTATTGCGACTAAAGGTAAAACTAAAGGAAGAATGGTATGAAAAAATTTCAAAGTCAACCAGCACTAGAAGCTGGTGTAGAAAATATTAAACACGAGACAATGGCTAAAGCATTGAAAACAAACGCTGCTGGCCACAAACCACATGCAGAAGTTTTTGGTGTTCATAGCGCGGGACACACAATGCACGACGACCACGTAGAGAAAATGTGCGGCGGCGGTATGGCTAAGGGCAAGAAGTAATGAGAGCTTCCCGCGGCATGGGTGATATTAACCCGGCCAAAGAACCAAAGGCTACTACCACCCTGAAAAAAGGTGGTTGGATCGCGGGTGCTATCAAAAAACCTGGAGCTCTACATAAAGCTCTCGGCGTACCACAAGGTGAAAAGATTCCGTCAAGCAAACTAGCTGCAGCTGCAAATAAACCCGGTAAGGTGGGTAAGCGGGCTGTCTTGGCGGAAACCTTAAAAGGGTTTAAAAAATAATGACCACTTCTGGCGCATCAGCGTTTAATCTAGAACTATCAGACATTGTCGAAGAGGCGTTTGAGCGCTGCGGCAAAGAGCTGAGGTCTGGTTACGACTTGCGTACGGCACGTCGGTCATTGAATTTGTTGACTATTGAGTGGGCTAATCGTGGCATTAATATGTGGACGATTGAGCAGGGACAGATTGCGCTTACACAGGGCATTAACACATATGACCTTCCAGTTGATACCATTGACCTTTTAGAACACCAGATTCGTACAAATAACGGCAATCAAGCAACACAAACCGACATTACTATCAGCCGTATCAGTGTTTCAACATATGCCACAATCCCAAATAAGTTAAGCCAAGGTCGTCCTATTCAGGTTTGGATTCAACGTATGTCCGGTGCGCAGTACCCACTACCCGGCCCTAATGGTACAGACCCTGTTACAGGCATTGACGCCCCAAAGATTACAGTCTGGCCTACCCCAGATGGTTCACAGCAGTACACGTTTGTTTATTGGCGTTTACGCCGTATTCAAGACGCTGGCAACGGTATCAATACTCAAGACATCCCATTTAGGTTTATTCCTTGTATGGTTGCTGGATTGGCGTATTACTTATCCATTAAGTTAGAAGGTGTAGACCCGGGCCGAAGTGCAATGCTTAAAGCTGACTATGAGCAGCAGTTCCAGTTGGCTGCCGATGAAGATAGAGAGAAAGCACCAATACGTTTTGTACCACGCAGGATGTTTATTGGGGGTGGCTAATGCCTAATAAATTTGCTTCTGGTAAGTATGCGATTGCCCAGTGCGACCGCTGCGATTTTAGATATAAGCTGACTGAGCTGCGCACGGAGATTATTAAAACCAAACCATATCAGTTAAAAGTTTGTAAAACCTGTTGGGATCCAGATCAGCCTCAGTTACAATTAGGTCTCTACCCCATAAATGATCCGCAAGCAGTCAGGGAGCCTAGAAGGGACAACAGCTATTTAGCGTCTGGTTTGGATGCTAATGGGTATCCCAGCGGTGGTAGCCGTGATACGCAGTGGGGTTGGAGCCCTGTAGGCCAAGGGTACGACTATAACGAAACACCTAACTATCTGGTTGGGCAGACAGCAGTAGGAACAGTAACAATTAATTAGGAGTAGGACATGACATTTAAAAGCGGAGCAAATGGCGTTGCTAAAAAAGGCCATACAAAAGGTAAAAATTTAGGTGACTCAGGTTCTGACGTCAGCATTATGGTTGGTAAAAAACCTGCTAAAGGCATTACCGGTGGTAAAACCAACGAAGACATGATGTCTATGGGCCGTAATATGGCTAAAGCAAAAGCGAACGGAAAATAATCATGGCTATCAATAACAAACCTGCATCTACATACGCAAAGCCACATACAATGAGCGGTAAAGCTGTTGGTAACGAGTTACCGGCTATGTCCGATGAATCTGGCGCTGAATATTTAAAAGGCATTGCCATTTCTGTAGGCACAGTAAGTAAAGGTAACTATAAGCCTACTAAAACCGCTGGTGTTGAAACTCGTGGTAACGGCGCAGCAACTAAAGGCCGCACTGCTCGCGGGCCAATGGCCTAATAAGGTTTATACCTAATGCGCTATACCGAATTATACCAAGCAATTATTGACTACAGTGAAAATAGTGAGCCGCTGTTCATAAATAATATCCCGCGCTTTGTAAGAGAAGCAGAAGATAGGGTTTATAACAGCGTGCAAATTCCTTCATTGCGTAAAAACGTGACAGGAACACTCACATCCGGAAACCAGTATTTATCAGCGCCAAGTGACTATTTATCTACTTATTCTTTAGCTGTTATTGATGCAAACAATAATTACAACTTCTTGCTAAACAAAGACGTTAACTTCCTTCGTGAAGCATACCCTACAGTAGTCTATACAAGTCCAGCTTATCAGGGTACACCGCAAGGTACACCAAAATACTACGCTTTATTTGGTTCTCAATACAGTAGCGCTAATGAGCTGTCTTTTATGATGGCCCCTACTCCAGATGCAAGTTATAACGTAGAGCTACATTATTTTTACTACCCTGTTTCTATTGTTCAGGGTGCTTTATCTGGTACTGGCACATTTACAGGCGGGTCTTTGTACACTAACGGCTCTTATGCTAACGTGCCACTTAGTTACGTATCAGGCGTTACAGGCAATGGTGCTGGGGCTACAGCTAACGTAGTTGTTTCTGGCGGTGTTGTTACTTCTGTGACTATTCAGAATGGCGGAAATTTTTATATCGTCGGCAATCAACTAACTATTAACTCTAGCTATATTGGTGGTACAGGTTCTGGCTTTGTTTATACCGTTGGAGCTATTGATAACCCTGATGGTACAAGCTGGCTTGGTGATAACTATGACCCAGTATTGCTTTATGGCGCTATGCGGGAAGCAGTCCTTTTTATGAAGGGCGAGCAAGATATGGTTACATATTACGAAAAAATGTACCAAGAAGCTCTTGGACAACTTAAACGCCTCGGCGATGGTTTGGAGCGTAACGACGCATACCGCAGGGGGCAGACAAGTCTGCCTTATAATCAGCTATGATTTCACAAGGCCAATGCAATATCTTTAAAAAGAACGTACTTAGCGGGCTAGAGAACTTTGCCGCTGGTACTAGCTACGTCTATAAGATTGCCCTGTATACGTCCCTGGCTAATCTGACCCCAGATACTGTTGCATATACTACTTCTGGGGAAATTACCGGGGCTGGGTATGCTGCAGGTGGTAAAGTCTTAACTGTGTCCCAAGTACCTACCTACGATGCTTCAAACGACACTGCGTTTATTAACTTTGCTAATGTAACTTGGAACCCAGCTTCCTTTACTGCTAGGGCAGCACTGATATATAATGCTACTACTGGAGCTGCTGTTGCTGTATTGGATTTTGGGTCGGATAAAACAAATACACAGGCGGGTACGTTCACGGTTACGTTCCCTACACCAACATCAACAACCGCTATATTAAGACTTAACTAGGAGCAATTATGAGTGACGAAATTTTAGGCATGGGCGATAAGATTAGCGCCACCATGGTTTGCGGCGCAGGCCAAGAAGATAAAGTAGAAGTAGATGGGTTTTATACCGCTACTTGCTATGATGCTAACGGTAATGAAAAATGGTCTGACACCATTCAGAACTTAACAACTAACGTAGGTCGTGCTTCTTTGAACGATAGCTACCTTGGTAATACTGCTGGTGGCGCCGTTGTTATGGGCCTCAAAGGTACAGGTTCTGCAGCATACACAGATACACAAGCTTCCCATGCAGGTTGGTTAGAAGTTGGCGGTACTAACGCTCCAACATATTCTGGTACTCGCAAGACTCCAGCTTTTTCTTCATCTACTGTAGCTAACCCAGCTGTTAAATCTACATCTGCTGCAGTTGTTTTCTCTATGACTGGTTCAGGTACTGTTGCTGGTGCGTTCATCAACGTTGGTGGTTCTTCTACGATTGATAGCACTACTGGTACATTGTTTAGTGCTGGTGACTTTACTGCTGGCTCTAAGACGGTTACTTCTGGCGATACAATCAACGTGCAGTATACCCTCAGCTCTGCTGGCTAAGATGTTTTGCACTTATGCGCACTATACCCCTCAAGGCCGTTTATTCTATATAGGTAAAGGCAGCGAGAAACGTGCGCATAGTAAAGCTGGTAGAAATAATTACTGGCAAAAGGTTGTTGCAAAATATGGTAATCCAGATGTACAGGTATTGGCAAACTGGAATACTAATGAAGAGGCTTGTAGCCATGAAATACTTTTAATTAGTTGTTTTAAAGAATTAGGGCACAAACTCTGTAATATTACTGATGGTGGCGAAGGTGCTTGTGGCTTAAAACATTCTGAAGAATTTAAACAAAAAATTAGTGTGCTTCACAAAGGTAATAAGTGGAGACAAGGAATACCAACTTCAGCAAGACAAAAAGCAGTAGCTAGTAAAACACATAAAGGCACTAAACATGCCGCAGGGAATACCAATAAGCGTAAGTGGACTTGGGTTGGTACCAATGTCTTAACTGGTAAAGTAGTCAATTTTGATGGTGCTGTTGCTTTAGATGCCGCTGGTTTTCAACACGCTAATATCATAAAATGCATTAACGGCACTCGTAGGTCTCATAAAGGCTATACGTGGTCTAAAGAAGAATGGAGTAAATAATGGCTTTAGTATTGAAAGACCGTGTTCTCGAGACTTGTACATCTCCAGGTACAGGCGCTGTTACGCTTCTTGGAGCTACTGTTGGGTACCAAACATTTTCGGCAGCTATTGGTAATGCCAATACAACTTA